TGAACAGCGGGTTGACCTTGAACACCGCCACCACGGTTGCACCCGTCTTTTTGAGCAGCATTGAACTGGCGTCGTCGGCACGGGCATCATTGATCTCTGGCAGTTTCTTGGACTCTTTGTAAGCGTCAAACATGAACGCTTGGTTCTGCCAAAGAAAGTACCCGGCAAAGGCCACCACGCCCATCACAAGGATGGCAAACAGCTTGAACGGGCTGTCTACATAGGACAGCACTTTGTCAATGATGGACTCAGGCTTTTCGCTCATCTCAAGTGCTTCATGTAAAGAACAATGCCGCCTACCAGAAGGCCAGCAAGGACGATTACTCCCAATCCGATGGCTATGTACTCAACCATGTCTTCAAGCTGCCGCTGCCGCCTCTTTGCTTCTCTGGCGGCTTCTTCTTTGGCTTCCCTGCGTCTACGGGCAGCAGCGGCTTGGAACTTCTGCCAGTCTTGCCACATGCCGGGTCTGCCTTCGTAGACCATCCGTTCACGCAGCTCCACTTCTTGCGCGTTCAGTTGCTCAAGCGCCATGAATTCTTCCATGTCGCTGCCGCCGCCCTTCTTGGTGGCCCGTTCTTGGATCACTGCCTTGTTGTCAAAGTAGTCGAACACTCTAGAGCCGAGCGCAGACAGTTCCTTGCCATTTGCCAACGCACCTTTTATTACTGCAAAGGCCGCATTAGCAGCAGCAAGTTCAGCCAACATACAACACCTCAATAAACACTTTGGCGCACCAAACCACCAGCCCACAAAGTAGGGCCGCAGCGATGAAGCTAACGGCCCAGTCTTTCATTTCAATATCCACACAGCAGAGAAAATCGTGCCACCCATTCCCAAAATCATTATGCCAGCAGTCTTTAGCATGATGTTCTCAATCCTCTTGAGTCGTGCGTTGATTTGTTCATAGCGCAAAGCGCACACAGCCTCATGTGAGTTCAGCCGTGCTTCTGTTTCGTTGATAGTTGCCATGTTAGTTTGACTTTGGTGGTTCAGCAGGTTCTGGTGTGTTGCCTTCTGCCAACCACTCCAGATATTTTTGGTAGTCTATATTTTGCAGGTCAAACGGAATAAAAGCATTGTCTGAAAGACGTTTGACGCATTGCTCAAGTTGCCCGTTAAAAGCAATCACAGATTGGTACATGATTACATCTCCGATTCGGCTGAAATAAAACCTGTCCACTCACCAACACCGGCAAAAGTAGACCCCATGACAACCCGCGTATTAGTTGTCCCTTGACCATCAAGCGTGAAATAACTGACATTTAACGTAAAACCGGGAACTCCAGTTGTTGTTGGGGTCGCCCTCATGTACGCCGGATAATTAAGCATGGCGACAGATGATTCGGCTGGCGCGGAAATAAAAATGCTGAAGTATTTGTTGAAGTAATACCGCTGGCACATAAACAGTTTGCGGCCATAGTCAATCCGCTCAAAAGGCGTTGCAACAATACCAGCCTCAAGTTGAACCCCTGTAAGGTTCATTGTTGCGCCACTTGTAGGCAAAATTCCGGGCGTTGAAGATGTGCGGACATCGTCAACTTGCTGCCATGTGTTTGTTGTTGACGTGTTGCGGCCAGTTCCAGAACCAAGGTCAATTCCAAACAGTAGCCCCGCACCGTTGTCTGCAATAGTGGCATATCCAGAACCTGTCACGTCACCCACAAACGTGATTGTTTTGAACTCCCATGTGTTAGCTGCGCTAATTGTGAAAGGCGTCACAATGGTTCTTGAGGCACTTGCCGTGCCGCCGTTTGTGTACATAAACGCAGAAAAACTACCTGTGAGCGATGATTTGACCCAAAAACTTACCGTGCAGGAATTTGCTTGTGCTGTTCCATACTTGAAATCCAGCACGTTTGAGTTTTCAATCCATTGAAAAATATGATTGCCCTCTTGCCCCGTTCCCGTCCATGCGGTTGTGGTTGTCATTTTCAATGAGTATTTAGGGCCATTGGTAGGGCCGTCAACAACCTGTTGAAAGGTTATCCCGGCTGTGCCGCCAACCCCACAAAACCAACGGTCAACTGTTTTGACGCCGTTATTGGCAGTTGTAACAAGCACAGCACCTGCGCCCCTTTGATTGATTTCCATGTCACCGTTGATGATGCGGTTACGGAAGCCAAGTGAATTGACGGCAGAAATGTTGTTGCTGTTGACGGTGAGGCTTGCCACGTTTGCCGTACCGCCTGACACGTTTGTTGCGGTTGTTGCGGTTGTTGCGTTGCCGCTTAGTGCGCCAGATACTGTGCCAACTGTCAGCGTGTTTGTGCTTGGGTTGTAGGTAAACGTGCCTTCAGAATCTTGCAACAAACCGTAGTTGCCAGTGGTGTTTGCAGTCGTGTTGGCAAACGGGACTTTGAACGCACTTGCTGTGGCAGAGGTAGTGACAGTTGCCGCCGTAGAAACAGCGGCAGTGCCCGTGATCGAGATACCCCAGCTACCCGAAGCACCCGTGCCAGTCAGAGTGGGGGAGTAGCTGTTGAAGTTGTCGCTCGCCAGAAGTGTTTTCCACGCAGTCCAAGCGTTGCCGCTGGATACGTTGTAATCGCCAAAACGAACCTGAAGGCCTGTGCCTCCATTACTCGGCCCGTAAGGGACGTACAGTTGCAGCGATGCGGGGCCAACAAATGCAGACTGAATACCCGCTGAGTAGCTTGTAGGAAGTGTGCTTTGAGACCAAGCGTAGCTTCCGAGCGCAGAAAGCAGTGGACTTGACGTAGCTGTGGCCGCGTTGCCAGTGGTGTTCTGGTTCCATGTCGGAACGGTACCTGTCAACCCGCTATACGCTACGTTGGTGGCCGTGGAGGCGTTGCCGCTCAAAGCGCCCGAGAATGTCGGCGCTGTGACGGTGCTTCCAAAGGTAGCCGCGCCGGTGTCCAAAAAGATCGACGCTGTAGTCGAACCCGCCGCCTTGAACTCAATGGCGTCAGGAGTCCCCTCGTTGTAGAAGATGCCCCATGTCGGGTTGGCTGGACTCACAGACCAAATCCATGCGTCAGGCGCACCAGTTGCCGCGCCGAAGAGTTGGCCAACGAAGTTGCCGGTGCGTGTATCCGTCTTGAAGTCATCCAGCATCAGCTTGGTGATGCGCAGATCGACGATGTCGTTGACTGAATATGCGCGGGCTGTCGTGCCCTCCTGGGCACGGGCAACAGTAAACGTATCGGTGGCTCGCGCCGTGACCTTCACAACCTCGAGGTTGCCCGCTGAGTCCATCAGCGTGGCGTAGAAGTAGTCTCCGCCGGTGATGGCAGGAAACTTCGCACCATGGCCCGCCGTCACCGAAAAGCTGGTGGCGACGTTCGTGATAGATGCGGCAAGCCGTGAGGCTGCGTTATTCGCGTACAAGACTGGCATTACGCCGCCCTCCTAAATTCAACCGACTCGAGTTCGGCCTGGAGTGAAATGCCACCGACGACTTCAACTGCAATGACGGGGGCGTTAGCTCCTGCCTCGACGCTTAGGGTCTGCGCGGCGGCTGAAGACTCGACCTCTTCGACCTCGAACTGCATGGCGATCTCATCGACCTGCGCACTCGAGGCCAAAGAGCTAACCTCCGCCTTAGCCGACACTCCATTGTAGACGTACAGGCGTCGAAGGTTGCCCGCGACGACAGATGCCGCAGCCAAATAGCCTGCGGAAATCTTGGTGATGTGTAGTGTCGTGGCGCTAAGCGCAAACGACTCGAGCATGCCCTCGAAGCTGACCGTGATTGCGAGCTCTGCGACAACGTCAGTGACCTCGTCGCCCGCGCCCGACATGCGCTTGAACACAGACAGCGTGGTGCCCGCAACGGAGGCTGCGCAAAGTGCCTCCGCGGCCAATCGCTTCTGGATGCCCAGCACCGCAACAGTCGTGGCTCCCGTGACCCCAGCAAACGCAACGCCCTTGACGACCGCAGCAGTACCGGCGGTTGTAGCGACGGCCTGGGCCTGCACATCCATGGACTTGGTGATGGACGACTCGCCGACCGTGGTGGCAACGGCCTGGGCCACGATGTTCTTCACGATGTCAACAGGGGCGGCCTCCACGAGCATCGTGACGTCGCCCGCAGCGTTCATGACCTTTGTGATGCCCGCGCTCGAGGTTGTCAACGCGGTCGCGTTGCCCGCACCCTCAATTGACTTCGTGATGTCCGCAGCACTCACTGTGCTGGCTGTCGCAGTGGCCCCTACAGCCATGATCTTTGAGACGCTTGCGCTCGAAGTCGTAGCTGCGGTCACGTCACCCACGAACGCGATGTTCTTTGTGACGTCCGCCAAGGCCTGCGGCGTGACGGTCGCGTTGCCTGCGGCGTCGATAGACTTGATGATGCTCGCAGCACCGGCTGTGCTGGCTGTCGCAACAGCCCCAACAGCCATGATCTTAGAGACGCTGGCGTCCGAGGATGTGAACGCAGTCGCGTTACCTGCGAACGCGATGTTCTTCGTGATGGCCGCAGCGCCTGCGGTCTGCGCCGTGGCGACGACACCCACAGCAACCAGCGGGTTGTTCAGGCTTGCAAGCCCGGATGTGGCCGCAGTTGCGTTTGCGGTGGCGCTTGCCACCTTGGTGACGCTCGATGTAGCGCTTGTCGTTGCGGTTGAAGATGCCAGGATTCCCAAGGACTTCGTCAAGCCCGCAGCGCCAACGGTGACGCCGCCGACCGAGGCAGAGCCCGACTGGGTGCTTGTCTTGCCGAGCACCCCGGATGCAGCCGCCGACACGGACGCGGCGCTTGCAAGCTGCCAGGCCGCCGTAGCGTACGCGGCTGTAGACGCGCTCGTGGAGACCGCCCCTGCCTGTGTGCTTGCCTTGGAGAGCGCCGCGGAGGTGGTGCCAGCCGAAGCGACAGCGGCGGCCATGGGGTTCGATTTGATGACTGCGGCGGTCGCAGTGGCGAATGCGGAGATGGCCCCCGCAAGGGCAATGCTCTTGCCGAGCGGAGCGCTGGATGCCGCAACCACAGACACCGACCCAGCCTGCCTGCTTGTCTTGGAGAGCGCCCCGGAGGTCTGCGCCGAGACGGCAACAGCGGCTGCCATGCGGCTCGATTTGCTCGCCGCAGCAGACGCCACAGCGGACGCGGAGATGGCACCCGCAGCCCGATTGGTTTTGCTCAGGACGCCCGACGTAACCCCGGACGCCGACACCGAAGCCGACTGGCGCGAGGTCTTGGCAAGCGCTCCAGACACAACCGCCGTGACCGTGCTGCTGGACGCAAGCTTGAACCCAAGCGAGACGTTCGCGGCGACGGTTGCCGTGGCTGTTCGGCTCGAGGCGATCTTGTAGCCAACGATGAAGTTGGCCACGGTCGCAATGATTGCGCCGCCTGTGAAGGCGAGGCGCTTTGTGAGGGATGCGGATGCGACGGGGCTCGCCGCGCCGGTGATGACGCCAGCAAGGCGCGGCGACTTCGACAGGGATGCAGACGTACTAGCCGCGACGTTGACCGTCGCGGCTAGGTTCTTGAGTTCACCAGACGCTGCGTTGAGAGCGAGCTGGTTGAGCAACGACCCATTGAGCTGCATCCCAGGGCCGCATTAGGCGAACGTGATCGACAGCGAAGCAGCAGGGAACGTGACCGTGTCCGCCTGGTTGATCGTCTTGGAGATGGTCAGTGCGCCCCAGAACAGCAGGTTGCCGCCGCTCGCAGCGTCGTAGATGCCGAAGTGCGTGACCGTACCCCAGCCAGCGGAGGGCGTTGGGAACGTTATGGCAGCGTTGTTGCTGGTCTGGCCGCCGGTGCCAGACGAGGCGGTGGTGGAGCCTGCGGACTGCGTACCCGCCCAGTTGGCCAGCGACGAGGTTACTGTGACGCGAGCATAAGAGCCGCCACTCGCCTCAGTGCCACCACCGGTGTCGGAGGGAGCAGTGGTCAACAGACCCACATACAGCGTGGTGGTCGTTGGTGCGGTTTGACCACGGAACAGTTGGTCAATGATCTTGTTTTCCAGAAAGTCTGACATTGCGGACATGATTTACTCCTTATGCAAATTGAGAACGGACGTTGAACTTCAAGACTTCGTAGACGGTCTGTGTTTGACCATCGAAGTCGACCTCGACTTCACCCTCGTACGGGCCTGGCTCAACGTCGAGCACGCCATCGGCGAAATTGAATCGCACCTGGCCACCAGTGCCCCCGCTCACCTTTTCACAGGTGATCGTAGACAGAATTGTTTCGCTGCCCGCCTCACGGAAGTACACGCGAACCACGACTTCGGCGTCAGACAGGTTGATTGGCACCCCCGTAAGCGGGTCGGTAAGCGTCAGCTTGATGTAGGGGAGGTTATCTCCCTGAACCAGTTTGATTCTTTCAGCCATGGCTTAGCCTCACGCAGCAGGCGCTGCCATCGAGCGGTTGGGGTTCGCCACCGAGCTTGGCTGGAAGTTGACGGTCGCCTTCATCTCGACGCCGAGCGCGTTGGCAAACGCACCGTAGTGAGCCTGGGCTCGGGCGGCGTTGCCCGCGTACTCGCTGTCCTTGCTGTAGGCGCGGTACAAGACGTAGTCCTGGATCACGTTGCCGTAGATGTCCGGCACGCTGATGTTGCCGGTCACGGCGGTGTACAGAGCGCCATCAGCAGGCTCGGTCACGTCGGTGGGCAGCGCCGCGTACACCGCATCCAGCGATGCGCCGGAGGCGGCAGCAGGCGGGTAGACGTAGAAAATCTTGGGGTCCCGCGGGTCGTACATGAAGTGCAGGATTTCCGTGGACCCAGTGATGTTGTGCCAGTTGGGGGCCTGGGAGTCCAGAATCTCGCGGTTCACCAGGCGCACCGAGCGCTTGGTGCCCGCGGTATTGCGCACGATCTCGATCAGTTTCGTGCCGTTGGTGGGCAGCACCTGCTTGGAGCCTGCGACCAGCGAGATGGCGGCGTTCGTCACCATCGCATCCGGGCGGTACAGCACGATCTCGCGCTGGCCGTCGTTCAGGTAGCGCACCAGCTCGTTGACGGGCCAGCGGACCGAGGTGTTGTCTTGGAGCGTCTCGACGACGCGGCGAACGATGGATTGTGCTGCGATAGACATTTAGAAGACCCTCATTTTGACGCTGATAGATGACTGCACGCGCCCGTGCATGGCGTCCGTGCGTGCGTGGTTTGCGCCCGACCGGGCCCGAACGGCCATGACCTGAGCCTTGGCCTCGTCTGAGAACGACTGGTCCGGAATGGCCAGCAGAATGGCCTGCGCACCGTCAACGATTGCCTGCGCATAGCGCTCGAACAAGACGTTGTGGACGGTCGTCGCAGCGCGTGTGGGCTTCAATGCCGCACGCACGATCACGCCACTGCGAACCGTGCGGTCAGGCGCGGGCAGCAGGGTGATGTTGAATACTTCGTCGATGTCCTCGCCATAGAAGTAGCGAGGTGTGCCCAAGGTGTCCGACATGTTTGTCGCCTGGGCGTAGGGGGCCGCTTCGATCTCGGTACCGTCGAACCACAGGTTGAGCACCTGGGCGATGCTGGTGTTCACGGGCGTCTCGACCTCGAAGGAGGCGAGGCCTTCACGCAGCGTTACTGCGTCAAGCGTCGTCGTGACGGCGAGCGAACGGCTGCAAAACTCGATGGCGGAGTCCAGCAGAGCCTGCTGCGCGAGCGGCTCGGGGCACCCAACAACGCTGGGCAACAGTCGCGGAAAAAATGCACTGATTGGGACCACGGCACCACCTATGAAAAACCCGGCGAGGGGCCGGGCCATTCTAACCTACTAACACTGTGTCATCAACAGCTAACAGGCAAGGGGGGCTTAGGCCCCCCTTGTGCTATCAGGCTGCGATCAACAGAGCCAGGGACTCAGGCTTCACGACCTTGAAGCCGTACACGTTCAACGAGCGGATGAAATCACCGAAGTCGTTGGGGTTGCGCACGGTTTCCATCTTCGTGATCTGAGATGCGAAGGTGATGGCGGACTTGTGACCGGCGATCAGGGCGCGGCGCTTGAGCACGGTGCCAGTCGAAGTCACAGTGTTCTCAGCGCCGTCGCCGCTGATCCAGGGTGTAGCGGTACCAGCAGCGGCCTTGGGCAACTGGTTGGTCACGTACACGGTGAAGCGGTCGATGGTGCCGATCTTGCCGTTACGAACGGTGCTGGTGGCGTCACCCATGAACTGGGCCTGGGCCAAGTTGGATTGCATCAGCAAAGTGCGAGTGGCGGGGTCGATCACCAGGTAGCGGTCGGACTCGGGGACGTTCTGCTCGTCCAGCACGGAGGCCATCTCCAGAATCTTGGTCAGGACGTTCGAGCCAGTCAGGGCGACTGGAGCGGCGTCGGTGCCCAGGTTGTAGGAGCTGGACTTCACACCGGCGGTAGCACCCTTGTTGGCGGCGGCACCGCTGGAGAAGGTGTTGTACACAACGTTGGAGTCGATGGCGATGCGCATCTGCTCGGCTGCGTCAGCAGCGAACATGTCCATCAGGTTAGGCTTGGCCTGGTACTCGAGCACGTCGTTGATCTGGAAGGCGAAGTACTTGCCCTTGTCGATCAACAGCTCTTGCATGCTGGGGGTAGGCACCTCGTAGGCGAGGGTCGTACCAGCAGAGTAGTTGCTGATGGTGATGGTAGGAGCGGTGTTGATGTACACCTTGTCGCCCATAGAGGCGACTTCACCTTGCCACGAAGTGTTGGCGATTTCGCCATACACGGATGCGGCATAGAACTTCTCGGCCAGTTTGGCGGACCAAACGGCGGGGATGAACTTGCCAGAGTACGAGTCAGTGGTACCGAGGTTGCCTGCGGCTTGTGCGCCGGTGACGGGGAAAATTGCAGCCATTTTGGCCTCCTAAGAAAAAAGGGGTTGTTTGCTGCTACCGCCACCGGCCTAGTTCATTACTGAACGCGTCCTTCGGAGATAGCCAGGTTAATCATTGCTTCGATGCGCTG